GGAACTTGACCGTGTGGATGCTCATATCCATGCACAGGAAATATATTATAGAGAACTTTGCAATGTATACAGAATCGCAAGTACATACGGGAAAAGGAGTGCAAAATCGTGAGCAGAGGATTTCACAGTGACGATGAATTACGGGAGATGGAAGAGCATCCAGGAGAGATGTCAAGGCATATCGGACGGACGAAACCGTATGACTGCAGTTATCCGGTGATAGCGGAGAGATCAAAGATACATGCAGGAAGAAGTGAGAACCATGAAGATATATGCCGTGAAGAATGACAAGGACAGCTACCCGAATATTGGGGATGGGCTGTTGGAGGTCTCAGAAAGCCGACCGACATTCTTCCGACTGGTGGGTAGTACCCGGCATTACCCTTACAGAGATTTTACTTTTTATGACTGTAACGGAGTGGCGATACCAAAGCAGTTTTTGAGAGCATGAGAAAGGAGCAAGGATGGAGAGACTGACAACTAACAAGAATGTATCAGATATGGGAATGGTTGAACTGGCACTTAATTGCTGTTACATAGCAAAGGATGGAAGTGGCAGATACAGAGATTATGAGATTGATATGGACGAAAGAGATTTCGTAAGAAAACTCACAACTACTTTGGTAGGAGAAGATTTGCCATTGCAAGACGAATCTTTTGACGAAGAAATGATGGACAACCTCGGGATTGACCCGTTTGCAGACGTAAGAGGTCTTATTGCGATATTCTACCGCAATATGTGGTCAATGGCAGAGTTGAGGGAAAAGTTGAAACGATATGAGGACGCAGAGGAACATGGAAGCTATGGAAAGTGGATTCCGGTGAGCGAGAGACTGCCGGAAGATTATGTTCCGGTCAATATCACATGGGTAAACCACAATCCGGATCCTTATTATGCAAGCATTAAAGATGTACCGTTCACAGCAACTGGTATCTGCTACAAGGGGAAATGGTACTGGTATTCGGTAGTATGTGAAGATTATCTCAAGGAATACGGAGAAAGATATGAAACAGACGCTGTTGATGCTGATATCGAGGTTACAGCCTGGATGCCACTGCCGGAACCGTATCGGGAAAGTGAGGTAGAATATGGCAAATAGGAACACACTGCATAGCAACAAATTGGATGCTTTTCGCAAATGGCTTATCAAAACCGGATGGACGATTGAAGAACCGAAAGGTATATGGGAAGTATTAAGAGCGAAAAAGGCAGGAAGACAGAATCCCTTGATTGTCTATCAAAAAATGAACAAAGAGCATTTAAGCGTGCTGGACAGAGATATTGATGTCATCAAGAGATTTTTGCAAGAAAAGTAGGTGGAAGATGGTGAAATGTAATAACTGCAAGAATTTAGAAACAAAGGATAACGGGTTTGATGCGTACTCATGGTGCGAGAAAATCAACGACTGTCCGCATGAGGACATAGAAAGAGATTGCGAGCACTACTCCCCTATGACCAACGCAGACCGGATCAGGAGCATGACGGACGAAGAACTTTTAGATTTCATTTGTTCAATCGAAACATATGATGAGGGTAGCGCAAAGACCATTGAGGGCGGAGTAGCAATGTGTTCTGTTACAGAGGTGGAACAATGGCTTAAGGCAGAAAGCGAGGAATGATGATGCAGGATAGATATTTATCCAAGGCAAAACGCAAGGATAACGGAGAATGGGTACAAGGAGTACCGTTTGAAATCGAAGGAAAAACGGTAATTCTGATAAATGATACTGAAAATTTATTAAGAACTCATTATTTAGAAGAAAATATGTGGACTTCCGAAATATATGCTATTGAAGTCGACCCGTCTACCATCTGCCAGTGCACCGGACTTAAGGACAAGAACGGTAATCTGATTTGGGAGAATGATATTGTTAGTTATTGTGATTGCACAAAAGAAGACTACGTGATTTCGTGGGAACAGAATAAGGCTTGTTTTGAATATCAGCAATACAGCTGTTCGATGATGAATTTTGATGAATTAAGCAGTTGTGAAGTTGAAGTTGTCGGCAACGTATTTGACAATCCGGAACTGTTGGAGATGTAGACATGACGGAGAATGAAGTAATAGAAGTATTAAAACAGCCATGCAATTGCGACTATGATTTGTCTGCCACAATAGAATCTTGTGATATATCGAAGTGCGACAGAAGGGAAGCTGTAATGCTGGCAATCAAAGCGCTTGAAGAAATACAGAAGTACCGTGCAATCGGAACAGTAGAAAAATGCTTGCAGAATAAAGATTTCTTGGATTTCCTTGCGGACAAGATGAACCCGAACGATTTTGAAATATACTTGCGCTTATACAATGCGTTGAAAGAAAAGGGGTGTGAATAATGAGTGAAGAATTGAAACCATGCCCGTTCTGCGGTGGAAAAGCAAAATTAATATTTCGTTTCGGTATTGATATTTGTTGTGAATGTACTGAATGCGAAGCAAGAACGAAAATGTTTTTTGTAAGAGATACAGCACCTGATGTTATGGACGAATTTGAAGATGCTAAAGCAAAAGCAACAAAAATGTGGAACAGGAGGGTGAACGATGATATGGTATCAGAAAAATAAACCCTTCGTTCCAAAATACGCAAACTACGATTATGCGAGAGTTTACGACAGCAACGATAAAGCTATTGGATGGATAAGGATTTATCATGAGTATAGGAGGGCGAACGATGAAGATAGAGATTGAGATTCCGGAAGAATTTGAAAAGGATTATACCGCAGACAAATTTGCGGATTTTTTAGGACGGGTAAGAGCAGACATAGATTACAACGGAATGTGCGGTAACTATGAACGGGAAACGGCAGATGTGCTGGCAGAAGCATTTAAGAACAGTAAAGTTATTCAGGAGGTAGCATATAAAGGCGGACGGTTGGTTGATGCTGATAAGCTCTATAATGACCTTGCGGATAAATTAAAATGGTTAATGGGATACGGAGACGATGTTTATCTTTCTGCCGGCGATGATATCCGTTGTGCGGTTGCCAATCAGCCGACCGCCTACGACCCGGACAAGGTTGTGGAGCAGTTGGAAGAACGCACAGCATTCCTTAAAGACTGTACGAAGTATGGAAATAAAACAGCGGATCAGCAGTCAAAATCCTACGACACTATGATGATGTATGAGGTCAAGGATTTGGTAGATGATTTGTTGGAGATTGTAAAGGCAGGTGGAGCAGATGCGAAAACCGATTCCTAAATCAGTTAGAAAATTAGTGTATGCGAAATACAATGGTCACTGTGCTTATTGCGGCTGTGAAATACCGGAGAAATGTTTTAATGTAGATCATTTGCATTGTCTTAGAAATTATGAGTACACAGAGGAATTTACCGGAATAGACGTACACGACATAAGCAATCTGATGCCGTCTTGTGGTTCGTGCAATCGCTACAAGGCAACAATGGAACTGGAAGACTTTCGAAAGCAGTTGCAGAAGATACCGGACAGGCTGGCAAGAGATGTGTGCACATACAATATCGCAGTCAGATACGGCATGGTGCAGGAAAACAGAGAACCGATTAAGTTCTATTTTGAGAAAGTAGGTGCAGTGGATGGCAATTAAACCGATTTTATTTAATACCAATATGGTTCGGGCAATCATGGACGGAAGAAAGACCTGTACCAGAAGATTGATAAAGCCACAGTGGGAAGAGTGCCCGACTTGCAAGTATGTCCACAATGAGTACATATATGACAAGATGGCAGAAAATGTATATTGTGCAAGATGTGGTTATCCGATGGAGCCGGAAAGAAGATCGCCGTATCAGCCGGGCGATATTTTGTATGTCCGGGAAACATGGTGCAAATATGATGACGATCACATTATTGACGGGAGGAAATATGCATATAAAGCAGATGCATCCCCCATAAGTGAAGAAGCGCGAAAAAAGTTTGGATACAGATGGCGCCCATCCATCCACATGCCAAAAGAAGCCGCACGTATCTGGCTGAAAGTTACGGATGTAAGAGTAGAGCGGTTGCAGGATATGACAGACGATGATGCAGAAGCAGAGGGATGTTTCGATTATACATCAACAGCACTTGGTTTTCCCGATGTATGGGATTCTACCATCAAGAAATCCGACCTTGACCGCTACGGTTGGGATGCATCACCGTGGGTTTGGGTTATCGAATTTGAGCGGTGCGAAAAGCCGGAAGGAGTGTGAATATGGCAAAAGCAGTGTTGGTAATGGATATGCCGGAATGTTGTGCTGATTGTAGAGTTGCAACCAGTGATTTAGAAGGATTATATCATTGTGCAATAACAGATAATTATTATTCCATAGACGAAAGTCTTAATGGAAGAGATAGTTCGTGTCCGCTCCGGGAACTGCCGGAGAAAGAAACGGAAATGACCGATGCGGATGATCTTGGAGTAGATTATGTCCGTGGAACTATGGACGGCTGGAATGCCTGTTTGGATGAAATCTTAAAGGAGCGTGATGCAGATGGAACCCATTGATTACACCGCCCTGTACGAGCAGAATGCGGACTTTAAGCGTTACGTTGACCGATACTGCGTAAAGCACCGGATCAGCGTTGCAGAAGCCTTACAGCATTATTTGGTGCAGATGGCGGGCAGGATGTATAAGGAGCAGGCAGAAACGACAATAAGAAAGGAATAACACTTATCCTCGTGAAACGAGGTTTCCTTACGGATAAATGTAGTGTGGTGTGTTGGAAGATTTTATTAAAAGGTCTATCGACCGTGTGAAACTGGCAAGCGAAATGTCGTTATCACATTATGGCAAGCCACTTGTTTGTGAGTATTCTGGCGGGAAAGATTCTGATGCGTTGCTGTGGATATTTGAGCAGAGCAATGTACCGTTCGAGGTACACAATTCTCATACCACAGTAGACGCACCACCGACAGTAAAGCACATAAGAGATACTTTCAGACGGTTGGAATTAAAAGGTGTGAAATGCACTATTGATTATCACATCAAGAGTAACGGAAAAATGGTGACAATGTGGAATCTTATTCCAAAAAAACTGATGCCACCAACAAGGCAAGTAAGGTATTGCTGTTCAGAACTAAAAGAGGGTGGAAATGCGAACCGCATGATTGCTACTGGTGTACGGTGGGAAGAAAGTACAAAGCGTAGCAATAGAAGTCCATTTGAAGTCTTAGGGGCAACGGCAGACAAAAGTATCGGTGTATCTGATGAAAAGATGCTGATAACAGATAATGACAGCACGAGAAGATTATTTGAAAGTTGCCAACTTAAAGCAAAAACCGTAGTAAACCCTATAATTGATTGGAGCATGAATAATATATGGGATATTATCCACGGCGAAAATATTCCAGTTTGCGAGATGTATTCATGGGGATATGAAAGGTTAGGCTGTATAGCTTGCCCTCTTGCTAGGAAATGCCAAAGAGAAAGAGAAATTTACGATTTTCCGCAGTACAAAACAGCTTATATAAAAGCGTTTGGAAGAATGCTTGAGGTAAGAAAGCAAAGAGGAAAAGAAACAAAATGGACTTGTGGAGAAGAAGTATATTTATGGTGGATGCAGAGCAACGACATACCAGGACAGATGAGTATGTTCGATAGGTAAACTGAAATTTAGCGAAGGAGACGAAATGGATATATTCAAAAATATTCTATTTAACATTTTAGTTATTATCGGACTTATTGCAATTATCCTTACAGCTATCTGGTGGTCGTTGGAATTACTCAATAAGATGTTCAAATTCACGAAGTACATTATCATGTACTATGAATACAAAAGAAAAGAAGAATTATACGATTTGCGCAATAAGGTTATTGTATCAAAGGACGGAGAGGTATCTTATTCTTGTGTTGGAGATATTGATGAAGAGATCAAGATTCTCAACAAAGGGATAAAGTATTGCGAGAAAATAAAGAACTTGAATGAACGATTAACTAAATTTTAAAAAGGAGACTGGCTTATGAAGTTGTCAAAACTGACTAAGCCGGAACTTGATGAAATCTTCCGGAACGCCAATTTTACGGAAGAGGAAGAGAAAGTGTTTTGGGATTTGTCTAGGGGAATTTCTCAAAAAGAAATATCCTTTAGACATTCCATTTCTGTAACTACTGTAGAAAGAAGAGTAAGGTCTATAAAAAATAAGCTTAAGCGGTTAGAAGGTGATAGATTTGGAACTTTCTAATATGGAAATATTGCAATATGCCGTTAGCAATGGTATGATTGACACGGAATCTTTGCAAAAAAGCATTGAAATGAAAAAGAAAGAAGAGTATCTAAAGAAACATCAATACGCAATCAACAAAGGCAAAGACGGATACTGGAGAACTTATTTGCCGGATGAGGAAAAAGGAAGGAGACTTGTAAAAAAGAAAAGCGAGGAAGATCTCAAAGAAGAAGTTATTAAGTTTTACTACCAAAAAGAGCAAAATCCAACAGTTACAGAAGTGTTTTACGAATGTGAAGACCGAAGATTGTATCTTAAAAAGATATGCAAAGCAACATACGATAGAGATGAGAGATATTTTCTAAGACACTATGGAGAGTTAGGTAAGCGAAGAATAAAATCAATATCAGAAGATGAATGGGGGGATTTTTTAGAGGAAGAAATTGCCGATAAAGAGTTGACACCTAAATCTTTTTCCGGTCTAAAAGGAATTACAAGAACCTTCCTTAAACGGGCGAAAAAACGTAAACTTATTGATTTTAATATTGTAGAACTTTTTGAGAATCTTGACGTATCTGATAGTGATTTTAAAAAAGTAATAAAGGAAGACTATGAAGAGGTATTCGACGAATATGAAACGGATGTAATGATTAAATATCTTGTCAACCACCTTGACACTTCTAATATTGCTATATTGCTTATGTTTTTAACTGGTGTGCGTATCGGAGAAGTTGTAACATTAAGACATTCCGATTTTTTTGATAATACTTTTAACGTTCGCAGAACGGAGACGAAGTATAAAGACGAAAACGGAAACAATGTTGTTGAAGTAAAAGAGTATCCTAAAACTAAGGCAGGAATCAGAACAGCAATTATACCGAATGATTATGTATGGATTTGTGATAAAATAAAGTACATGAATCCATTTGGAGATTACATTTTTACCAAAAATGATATCAGGGTTACTGCACAGGCGGTTAGGCAAAGGCAAAAAAGGCTTTGCAGAAAATTGAAAATTTATCCAAAGCCACCGCACAAAGTAAGAAAGACATATGGAACTATTCTTATGGATAACAATGTAGACAAAAGACTTGTTATGGATCAGATGGGGCATACAGATATTATGACTTCAGAAATACACTATCATAGGAATAGGAAAACCATTGAAAAGAAATCGTCTATTTTGAGTAGTATCCCAGATTTACAGGCAAGGTGATTTGACTACTATTTTTGCGAAAGTAGTCAAAAGTAATCAACAAAAAACACCTAGAAAGCCAGTAAATATGCGGAAAGTAAGAGGAATAGAGTGGGGTTCGAGCCCCCTTGCTTCCACTCGAAAAAGCTGATAAAATGGGCATTCCCGGGCAATGGGTAGTCGAATAGTAGTCAAAATAGTAGTCAAGCCTAAAACGAAAGGAGTTTTTTGCAAAGATTCCAATAATTTTATAGTGAATGAAATGTGACGGATACATGACGGGTAGACCGTCTTTTTTTATGCAAAAATTTAAGCATAAGGAGGAATGACCTTATGGCAAAATTCAGATTTTCAGATGAAGCACTGGAACGTATTTTCAGTAAAGAACAGATGGGAAGTGTTCCGCTTAAATATCAATCAATCGTAGTACATGCCACAGAGGAAGTTATAGGAGAACTTGGTAATGCTTATGAATTTCAGCCCGTTGGGACTTTTGAACAAGCCGACATATCAGACACTTGATGAAGTGGAAATTGCGAAACAGATAGAATCAATGGAAGAAAAGGAGAATAGCCATGCCACAGCCTATTATGAATCCGAACTATTTCAATCCGCAGTATAGAACACCTATGTACGGACAGTTTATGCCACAACAGGAGCAATTCCAACCACAGCAGTTTATGCAACAGCCACAACAAAACGCAGTACAGATGTACGGTCGCATTGTTCCAACGCAGGAATGCATAGCACCGAATGAGGTTCCTATGGATGGCAATACGGCATTTTTCCCTAAACAGGATATGTCAGAGATCTATGCTAAATCCTGGGGAGCGGATGGAAAAATCTATACAAGGATCTACAAGCCTATTTTAGATGCAGACCCTAACAATTTACCGTCTGACACAGAAAAGGCAAAATTTGACCTATCAGACGAAGCCACAGCGGTATTTATGAAGCGGTTTGATGAACTGGAACAGAAAATTGAGCAGTTGAAATCTTCGCAATCACAAAGAAAAACTCCACAATCGCAAAGAAAGGATGATGCAGAATGAAAATGATGAATCCTATGCAGATGCTTAAAGGGATGGGGAATCCACAACAGTTTATACAAAATATGATGAGTAACAGCCAGATTATGTCTAACGACATGGTGAAAAACGCTTATGGAATGGCTCAAAAAGGTGATTTTCAAGGAGTGGAAAATCTTGCAAGGAACATATGCAAAACGCAAGGTATAAATCCTGATGATGTAATAAGACAGATAAAAAGTCAGTTTCCTTTTTAACAGCATATTAGAGGTTTGTGCACAAAACCCGGGAGACCTCTTTATGAATAAAATTATGGAGGTAATCTAATATGTTTGAAACAAACAACAGTCCTTTTACCATGCCTGTTATTCCGGCTGCCGGAAATGGCTACGGAAATAATGGTGCATTTGGTGACGGTGGATGGCTCTGGTTCATAGTCGTAATTTTTGCGATTTTTGGCGGTTGGGGCGGTAATGGATGGGGCGGTAATGGATCTAATTCCAGTTACTACACTGATTCTGCATTGCAAAGAGGGTTCGACACCCAGTCTATCATCGGTAAACTGGACGGAATCAACAACGGTCTGTGTGACGGATTCTACGCTGTAAACAACGGTATGCTTACCGGATTTAATGGCGTAAATACCAATATTTTACAGACCGGCTATGGCATCCAACAGGCTATCAATGCAGACACCGTAGCAGGAATGCAGAATGCTAACGCTTTACAGGCACAGTTAGCGCAGTGCTGCTGCGATACCCGTGAAGCTATCCAAGGTGTGAACTACAATATGGCAACGAATACTTGCGCATTGCAGAACACCATGAATAACAACACTCGTGACATTATCGACAGTCAGAATGCCGGTACGAGAGCAATCCTTGACTACTTATGCCAAGACAAGATTGCAACTCTGACCGCAGAGAATAACGATCTGCGCAGAGCAGCTTCACAGGATCGGCAGAATGCACTTCTCACTACTCAGATGGCGGCTCAGACACAGCAGATCATCAACACTGTGAAACCTGCACCTATTCCTGCATATCAGGTTCCCAACCCTAACGTATATTACGGGTGCGGTTGCAACACTGGTTGCGGATGCTAAAACTGCATATCGAGTAACTTAACCTTATGGTTATGTCTGCTATGCAGTATTACTTATAATCAAAGGGCAGACTATAATGTTTGCCCTTTTGCACATTGAAAACAGAATATTAAGTTGATGGATTTTTAAAGTCGTGGTACAATTTTCAAAAAAGAAAGGAGCGCCAAAATGGTTATTTTCAGACAACATAGAGGTGGATTAGCTGAATCCCTAGAAACGGCAAGGGAATTTGAAAACTTTGATGATATGAAAAAATACATATATCAAATTCACAAAGACTTTTGCCAAAAGATAGGAGCAACAAATGCACCATTTGAAATATCAGACATTGTAATTGACACTACTTCAAAAACAGAAGATGTGAGAACGAATTGGCACGATACAATGTATGTTTGTGTTAAACGATACGGAGACGAAGATTATATTGAAAAATACGGAACTCCGCAATGCATAGGAATGTGTGCTACAGACTACAAAAATAAATAATGGATTTTCAAACCATCAACTAATATTCAGTTGGTGGTTTTTTATTTTATGAAAGAGAGGTATTTATTATGGCTGAATATACAGCAGTAGCATTACAGACTGTGGCAGCAGGAGCGGACGTTGCCTTTACCGAAACTGCCGTGAATGGAAGTAACTGTATCACTCATAGAGAGGGATCCGGAATTGTGAAACTTAGAGGTATCACTAATCAGTGCCGGGCAAGATTCCTTGTAAGCTATTCCGGAAACATTCAGATTCCCACTGGTGGAACTGTTGGGGAAATTTCCCTTGCACTGGCAGTAGATGGAGAACCTTTACAGTCCACAAGAATGATTGTAACTCCGGCAGCAGTAGAGAATTTCTTCAATGTTTCTGCACAGGCTTACATTGATGTCCCTCGTGGATGCTGCAGCACGGTAGCAGTTCAAAACACTTCAACGCAGGCTATCGAAGTGCAGAACAGTAATTTAATTGCCGTTCGTGAAGCGTAGGAGGTGGAAATCATGGATGTTAAAAGAATGCATGAAATGATTGAAAAACTTTCTGAATGTGCTAAAACGCAGTTTGACAAAGGAATTGACAAGGTAGATACTTGCGAAATGGGGAAAGTCGTTGACATGATGAAAGACCTGTCCGAAGCCATGTATTACCGGGAGTTGACAAAAGCCATGCAGGAATATGACCCGGACGAAGTCATGGAAATGTTTGATCGTTACGGTGACGGTGGCAGACGTTTTTATGACCATTACCGCTATGCTGACGGCAGATTTGCACCTAAAGGTCGTGGAACCTACCGCAGAGGATATGAGGAACCGCCTTATTATCACATGACACCGGAAATGTATCACCGTGACATGGACAGAGATATGGGAAGAATGTACTACACTGAATCTTCTGCATCTACTGGTCCCATGCGTGATGCAAGAGAGGGCAGAAGCGGAATAAGCCGAAAAGCCTACATGGAAAATAAGGAACTGCACAAGGCTAACACTCCTGCGGACAAGGAAGCTAAAGTGCGTGACCTGAACACCTACATGACGGAATTGGCAACGGATATGTCCGAAATCATCAACGATGCTACACCGGAAGAGAAGTCCGTCCTTAAGAGCAAGCTGTCTGCACTGGTAACAAAAATCGGATAACACACATAAGGGGCTTATTTAGCCCCTTTTATGTTGGAGGTGGTAAGTTGTTCACGATAAATGGTATCGTTTGGAATTTAAGGCTTGTAGAGCCACACAGCACTATGCTAATGCGTTCTGATAACACATATACGTTTGGAATGACAGACCGAAATACGCAGTGCATTTATATTTCCAACAGAATCAATGGCTCATTCTTTGACCGTGTTCTCTGCCATGAGTTGTGCCATGCGTTCTGTCTATCCTACAATTTGACTATGGATATTCAAACAGAAGAGATTGTTGCTGATTTTTTGGCTACCTACGGAAGAGAAGTGTTTGCTGTGGCTGATGAAATTATCAAAAATTACATGAGAATGCTTGCGTAAATTTTTCTTAAATGCTACAATGTAGGTGTTCAGGTTATAATTTAAGCCAGCTGAACAGTAGCAATACTTTTCAGTAAAATGTGTTTTAGGGGAAAAATGATCCCCTAAATATTTAATTCGACGAAATTCGTCGAATTAAATAACGGCATAGAAAAGACCCCTTAATCGGGGTCATTTTCTTTTTTCCACATTTCCTTGTAGTGTTCAATATCGTCATTCAATATTTTTGTGGCGGTATCTGCTAATTCTTGGAAATATGTAATCACTTCAGAATTGCTTTTCGGCAATCTTCCAGTGCAACGCATAAATTCCTGCTTGGCATTGTCGAAATTATAAGTCTTACCTATCTGTAATAAAAGGCTGTGCATATATTCCCTTGTTGAAAGTTTGTATACACCGCATATAAAGTTGATTTTCCAACGATTGATACAAAACCAGTCTGTCTCAATCGGCAATACTGGCTTTTCCTCGATTGCCGTTGTGGGTTGCTGATTCTTTACCGTAAAGTAAGCATTAACAAGAGTCCTTTGAACATTCCAAGCCGTATCATCGTCAAGGCACTTAACAATCATAAGATACCCTGTTTCAGTAAATAAATATGTTCTCATATATGGATTTCCCATTATCTTTGAGTTGGGAGACACCATGTCGTTCAACTCTTTTCTTGTGATTTCAAAGTAATCAACATCTTTTAGAAAATGTTTCCTTTTTCTTTCAAAATGTTTTACGATCCTTTTCCTATCACATTTATGAACATTGCATATGTCACTAAAACTTACAACCATTTTCCCATGGTATTCTTTGACTGACAACTCTGTTCCCTCAACGTTTACCAGTTCCGTCATATGCTACCTCCTAAATTTGTGGAACGTAAGAACCATTCATAATACCGATTGCCAACTTCATTCCCTCTACGGCATAGTAGTTAATAGTTTTCACTTCACATTCTGAAAAAAAATCCATGAGTTCTTCAAAGACATTTTCACTCACGATTTCCTGAAGCTTATCAAAGAACGGCTTAAAATATTCTGATGATTTATCTCCTTTTTCCGCAGTGTTGATAATCTGACTTTCAAATACGATTTCTAAAAATTTGTCCATGATTTTCTTCTCCTTTTGATTGATTTTCCCAAAAGAAGATGTTAAAATAAGTTATCACTTCTTTGGGAGTGGCGTGGAAGAGTAATCAATGCTTGTCGAGGGCGATTTGATTACTCTTTTTCATTTTCTAAAACACTGTCAATTCCTTTTCTCACAACATCTGTTCTTGTGACATTGTGTTTTTCACAGTACTGATTAAGACGTTCGTTTGTTTTAACATCAATTCTTGCCTTAACCTCTACTGTTTTAGGCTCCAATGCTTTAGGTCTACCTGTGCGTGGTGACATTTTTAACACCTCACTTTCTGTGGCACAATTAAATAATACATAACGTGGCACAAAAAGTCAACACTTTTTTCAAAAAATAAGAGCACCCTTGCGGATGCCCTTAAAATTACTCTATATATAATGGCATAAATTCACATTTGTTGTAACCTCTCCATGAATTCGTACTGTATCCTATTATTTTTCCATAGACAGTTATTTTTTCACCACCGGAATAATCGGTTGCGTTTAATCCATAATCATTAGAAAACAGTACATTGATTTGTTCCCCCATATAGCTTTCAGTACCTTCCCTCAAAACACAGCATTTTAAAAAATTCCGTTGTAAATTATATTCTCCAAACATTTCTTGAATATAATCATAATACATATCTTTTGCTCTTAATTCATAAAGTTCTGACACAAAAAGATTTAGTTTTACATCTTTTCCCTCTAAATCATCTTGGGAGAAAAATATATCATCATAGAATAATTCGACACATGATTCTTTGTAGTCCTCTTCTGATAAAACATTTTCCTCCTCATATTCTCCATAATTTTCATTTTCTATTACATTACTTTCTGATTGCACAACCGTAGGCTCTGTTTCAGAATCTATTTCTTGATTTGTATTTTCTCTTTGATAAGTAGGATAGCTTTCAACTGATTCATCTGGTAATTCAATAGTTTGACTTTCTGTTTCTATTACAGACTCTATACTTACATTATTTGAAACATTTTGATTTTCCTCATTTTGACCACCTAAAAAATATACAAGAATTACAATTGCAGAAAAAATAATCGAAAACCATGAACCGCTGTGATTTTTATTATTTTTATCACCTTTAACAATGTCAATAATGGCTAAAATAATTGCTACTGGAATTGTAAGACCAAGAAGAGTGAACACAACAGATAGTATACTTAATATGCTTTGCTTTTTCTTTTTCTTATTTTGTTGTTCCACAATGTCAATATCAAATTTAGACATACAAGCATCACAATAACCGATACGATGATAAACTGGCAAGCCTTTCTCATCCGTAGCAACTTGTTCCGGAACAACTCTCATTTCTTTACCACACTTGTAGCAATTCATAATATTTCCCCCTTCTAGGTTTTATTAAAAATCTCATTATTTGAGACTTTTTTCGTAAAAAATTTTAATGTGTTTCTTTTGATACCCCCGTAGGTCTGCATTTTCAACCGAAAATCTCGTTTTCAGAGGTTTTTAAAAAATTTTTTTCGTCAAAATATAATGCAAAAAATTTCAATCCCCCCGGGGTAGCACTTTTTAAGCTGAAAAATCCGTTTTCAGAATTTTTTAAAAGAAATTTTTTCACTGATTTTTTCAGACTGATTAAAGGCACAAAACACCTGTTCACTTTTGCGGTGCACGTTTAGGACCTGTCAACCGGTCACCGTGTCGCAGCTTTCGCAAGGTCTCCGACAGCCGAAAACATGAAATCATACGCAGACCGTAGCAGCTCCGCAGATTCCGGAGAAAGACCACCGGCGGCAGATTCAACCCTTATGACGGTTTCCAGCCGTTTTCCGGCATCCGATACACTCTCCATGATGTCATATACATGACCGATTCCCACTTTTCGCATTTTGGCAAAATCCCCCTTGTAATATTTGATTGTACACCAAGACAGCGCAATCCGTCAATATATCCGGGCTCAGGATCTGACCGGATCCGGTGGAAGAGTAACACAAATAGACCGCCAGACGGCAGCAGATCCCACGGAACACGACAAAAAGACGGTTGTAAGCCGTCTTTTATCTGTTTTCAAGTTCAAAAATCGCCCACCGCAGGGCGGCGGCTGTCTCCGTGTCGTTCTCTCGCTCCGCACGCTCTAACAGCTTGTAAAGTCTTTCAAGGTTCTTTTCTTTCATCCTGGTAACCTCCTATTTTTAATTTTTGGGTAAATTCCACCCATAAAGCCACCGCCGGTAGTGATCCGGCGGGCATCCTCTGCGGCGGCTATTGTTCGCAGTTTATATCTGCAAGCTCTTTGCGTATTTCCTTGATCTCTGCAAGGTATACCGGGTTATCTTTGCAGGCTTCGAGGTTGTCCAGTCGTCTTATTAGTTCTTCTTTTCTGCGTTCATTTTCGCTCATGGCGTAATACCTCCATATTTTCAATTTTTCCCGTTTCCGGGTAAAAGCAAGCCGGGGCACGATCCCCGGTGTAAGCCTGTCTTACTTGCTAAATTTAACAATATGATAAATTATATCAAAAGAATGGCTTAATGCTCTTGCCTGTGTGTCTAACCATTCCTCAGATCTGTTTGATTTGTTCTCTCCGCCACAAACCTTTTTTAACTCAGACGGACAACAGAGACGTTCGGCAATGTCACAATCATAAATCAGAGAGCAGCCGCCCCAACTGTACTGTTTCCAGTCAGCGGCGCCATTCAGTAAAAGGCTTTTTAACTCTGTTTTGTCCTGCGGAATCTCTTCAACTTCTAGAGCTTCTACAAGCTCATAAGCATAAATCTTTACACCTTTATTCCATGCGCTTCTTGCATTGATGTTGTTGATTGCTTCTAATAATTCATTCTTTCTCATATTGCTTTTACCTATTCACCCGTGTTATAATTTGGATGCCTTTCTTTTTGGGTGCCGGTGTTCGCTTGGTAAGTGGTCACCGGCTTTTTTATTTGTTGAGATAACTATATCATGTTATATATCATAAGTCAATAGCAAATTATATAAATTTTATATATAAAGTTATATATTATGTAATATAAAAAAATATATTGCAAACATATATAATATGATATATAATATGATAAAGATAAATTTACGGAGGTATAAAAAAATGGCAAAAACACCAGAATACACCAAAAAAGCAGTAAGCAATTACCGGAGCAAATACGACCTTGCGCAAATCAGATTGCCAAAAGGCACACGTGACAGAGCAGACAAAAACAACATATCTATTAATGATATAGCTGTATCGGCTGTATTGGCTTATTTAGACGCTTTAGAGCGCAAGACGGACAATTTACCGCAAGAGACGGAAAATACCGCAGAAAAGGCAAATACAGAGCGTACAGAGGTATCCGAGAAAGTCGCACTGATGCAAGCAAACGAAAGATTGCACCAACTCCAGGAGCAGAGGAGAGCAGAGCGGAAAGCATTGGAACAACCGCAAGTTGTTGACACTGAGGAATTTTTGAAAAATATCAATAAATAATTGCAATAAACTATTGACATGTTATATAACATGATATATAATCAAGATACAAACAAACGAAAGGAGCGAACAAAATGACAGGAACACCAGAGCAGATCACAGCAAAGAAAGCCGCCCGGATCGTATCGACTTGTAGAGCGTTTTTCCCGTGGTATGAACCGCAGATAAAAGACAAATTCGAGCGGCAAGCGTGGGAAGAGTTAAAATCCAAAGTTATCCCAGAGGTGGAAAGCTACACAGATGCTGCACAACTGATAGCGGATCGGCAGAAATTCGCAGACAAAACGTTGTTGCAAAAAATATTTATCAGGGCGTGCAGTCTTCGGTCACTGGATCCGGAATACCACAGAAATTTGGTACAGAAAAAGAAACAATTAGAGGACGAGCGTTGGAACCGATTACAGGACAGGCGGAAAAGATACAGTACATATTGTTAAAAATGAAAGGTTAAAAGGTGGCAAAAATGAGAAAAACAGTAGTAAACGAGTATGGAGTAAACATTGATTATGATTTGGCGGTATCTATGATGGATGACGATTTAAGAGAGGAGATACACGGAGATCTTGCACCGTGCACAGATCAACAGTTTTTTGACGAGTACGCAAAACGTCACGAGCAAAAATTTAATGAGGTTTGGGAGCTGGCAAAAGAAAATCCCTGTTATTAAATTTATTTTTATCGGAGCCGAAAAGCTCCGCTTTTATGTTGGAGGTTAAAAAAATTAAGCAGGTGTAAAAGCCTGCTTTTCTTGATCTATTTTCACTGCGTTGTTTTAACGTGCTAAATTTTGTAGACAAATTGTAGACAAATTGTAGACGCAGATAAGATTAAATAAGATTAGATTAAATAAAAGGAGATAAGATAAAAGTAAATAAGTGCAGAAAGATAATGATATACCAAGTATATATAAATACTAGAGACGACCAACTACCACCAAACACCCATCTGCAAAAATCACCTGTCTGTCTGTCAAATAATACTATTTGTCAAATTTAACCACATGATATTTTTTAATCGCATGATTTTTATTTGTTCAGGATCACCGACAGACATACCACCATAACAAATCGTCAAATGCGTAAAAGGTTGTTATATTATGCTGTGGATTTTTTTATAGTCCTTGTGTTATGATTAAATCAGTTAGGGAGCCGACGTTAACACGGTGTGAGTGACAGCGGTACAAATCCAACCCCCTCTGGATATGCAGCCGCCTAGATTGTAACCAAGACCACCGGAGCCGACAGACCGGAAACGACAAGAAGTCACTATCTTGTCACTTTTTTAGATTTATGTTTTACTGATACACGTTGATGAGATCAAAAAAACATGGGTTTATTAAGTGATGCCTAGTGATTTTTTTATGCAGATTTTAAGGAGGTGCAGAGCGGTGCAGGACGTCAGAGAGATTCCAAACATTGACGAGATTAAAAAAAATATCCGTAAATACTTTGACGATTATTGTACAGCTTATGGCATCGATGACATGAGATCACAACGGCAACCGGTTTTTAATGGAGCCATGCAATATATATATAATAATTATATAAGACCTAGTAATGTATTAAAAGATATACCCCAAAACGTAGTGGATAATAGTATTAACCAAATGTTAACCAACTACAATGCGTACAACATAGATCTGTTGTATGAGGTTTATTTATATCTTAGGGAGTTAGCTAATGCTTATGATATGACTGCTACAGCTGATACATTTAAGATATTAACAGGGATATCTAAACAGGCATTAAGTGCATGGAGGACTAAATCAAGTACATCGAGCATGGACGAGGTCAGAAAAGCTTTTGTAAATTGGTTAGATGATGCAGATTGCGATCAGCTTGTTGCTTTTAATCTGCGGAATGCTCTAGGAGCAACGGAACGATTAAACAACGACCACGGAAGAAAACAGACCACACAGCAAGAGATTGTGCACAAAATAACCAGGACAGCCGACCAGCTCCCACGATTAGACACAAATTTTGGGCAAAATACATCAATGTTGACCGATTCCGGAGTGTATGACAGTGACAACATAGATGCAAATGATTAGCAACAACTGCTGAAACGCGCGGAAATATGGGATAGTTAAGAATGCGACAATAAAGACTGCGTGAAAGATTAGTTTAACGCATAGTTGAAATGAACCGGGGAGGGGGTCTGACAGGATCAACGAACAGACCCTACTTAGTCCCTCAAATTTCCTCAAAAATAAAAAGCCATTTATACAGAAAGGAGACCTAGATGTCAGATAACGTAAATCATCCTAGTCATTATGAGACAGGAAAATATGAGTGTATAGATGTGATGATTGAGACGCAGGGGATTGAAGCTGTGAAGAACTTCTGCATCTGCAATGCTTTTAAATACCTTTACCGGCATGAGAATAAAAACGGTGTAGAGGATGTTCGGAAAGCTAAGTGGTACTTGGACAAGTATCTTGAACTGGTCGATTTTGAATCTACAAAAGATGTTGTTAATGGTAAAAAGACGGAATCACCGACTACCGCTTACGTAATTGAGATTACACTGCAGGAAGCCAAAAATATTTTAGCGGATTGTGGGTATATAATTACAGAGGGTTGATTTTGCTTATGCAAATCTACGGAAAAGAGATTAAAGACGAATGCTCAAAGTGCGGTGAAGTCCTGCAATGCGAATTATTTCTGCAAGGTCACGGAATCAAGAGAGACCGTGAGAACGTTACAGAAATGGTTAGCTGTCAGATGAAGCATCAAAAGAGCAGACTTGATAAAGAGCCTAAAGAAGATTTGCCAGTTAAGGAGAAATGCGAATTGCCACCGGAGATTAAAGAGATTTACACAGAGGTTTGGAAAATCCATAAAGAGTGTGCTAATCCGAAAACGGATGATGACTGGTCGTATCTTATCCGGAAAGGCAATCTGCTGATTAAAATGCACAACAATAGCCAGTTTGCTAAATCACTGGTAATGGCAATGATTGATGAAATTGAAGGAAGGACGAAGAAAAAATGAAAAAGATAATCAGGAAATTCTTAAAAATATGTTCTTCAACAGCATTACTTACTATTTGCGGAAGTTGTTTTCAGATTGCACGGGATTCTAGTGCAGATACGATTTCAAGAGTGCTGTGCATTACGTTCGGATTGATATTTATGATTGCAAATTACTTTGTGTGGGAGGTAGAGTTAATATGATTTTATTCATAATTTTGAAAATTGTGACAACTGCAGTAATGGCGTTTTTTGCAATAGCAAGTGCATTATATGCTCCAAAGCAGAAAACGGCATCAGACGGAGTATTCTTCTTTGCAACTGCAATGTTTCTTGCATTTGGAATAACTTTTATGTGGGTATAGCCTATGTGGTTACCGGAGATTATGCGAATTATCCCATATCACATCGTTGAATGGGTTAAATTCATAAAGCCATTGTTGTTGCCGAATATCCGGTGTTGTGTTGGCATTGGATATGTCTCCGAAAAATCAAGGCATCAAGAGTGTATGTAGCCTGTGTGTGGGAAACGAAAAATGGAAATATGCGTTCGACAACACCAAGTTTTTTAAAGTACCGTGCACAGGCGTGAAAATTTTTAAATTAAGCAATATAGGGTGTTTCACGAAAATAATCCGGGAGCAGATGGTCTCTCTCCCGGAGTTTAGGGCTATCGCCAAGCGGTAAGGCACAGCACTTTGACTGCTGCATTCCCAGGTTCGAATCCTGGTAGTCCTGTTTCGCAGATGTTTTCTTCTTTCGGTCTTTGCCATCTGCGAATATTCCATCTACATGGAATACTCCTTTCACCTCATAGCGGAATGCTGTTAAGAGCCGTCACAAGGCTCGTGAGGGTTTAACCGGTTTATGATAGCCCGGTTTTTGCAGAATACCGTTGTTGGTTTAATCTGCATCTGTTTTGTACCATACAACAGTTTAGAAGAGTATGTGGCTCAACAGAGATAATGCACAGCCCTTGCAGTCATAAGATGGGTGTATGTGGTGACAGAATAGGTATTGTTAATGTGTAAGGCTTGATAATGGTCGGGCGGTAATACGCTGACAGACGTTCACAGGAATGCAAGCTATGTGAGGTGCAAATCATCACCCACATATTTTCCATGATGACGCATGGATAGTGCAACGCAGGGCACGAAAAACATTATTGCTAACCGTCTGATGGCGGTTTCGGAACGTAGCTTAATTGGTAAAAGTGGCGTGTACACGGAAAACAACAACGAGAGCCGGATTGAAGGTTCGAATCCTTCCGTTCCGATGGTGCCGAGCTGATCTGATACTGTATGCGTAGCGCAGTCGCATACAGAGATATGGAGTGATGCGTCTGCACATTTTGGGGAAGCGGCAACGATTGGCGGTGTTGCGGCTGACTGTAAATCAGTTCCCAAGCGGTAAACATTGGAGGTTCAATTCCTCTCTTCCCCATGCGGTTGGGTAGCTCCCAACTAGCAGGTAACTGGCGGATGCCCTGCGAAAATAAAAATAGCCATAAGTGTTGCGCTGCGTCAGCGCCTTAAATGTAGGCATACAGCTTATGGAAACGCACATTGGGATGTAGCGCAGTTGGCGAGAGCGGCTGTCTTATACACAGTATGTCATGGGTTCAAGTCCCATCATCCCAATAGGTGTTGTTGCAAGTACACTCCGAGTATGCTTATTACAGAAGCATAGGGGATAAATACACCGGTTAATGTTTATCTCATGGGAACTTGATAGAGCCGCTTGCGGCTGACTAAAAGATCCTTGGGCAGAGGAAAACCAAGTAAAAAACCTCCCCTTGCAGATATGGTGTAATGGTATCACAGTAGCTTGCTAAGCTATCCAGCAGAAATGCTGTCAAGGTTCAAATCCTTGTATCTGCGTTTATCTTTATCTCCACTTAGTCTGGCACTACTGCAATAGTTCAGGTCGATGGGAGATGTATGGATAGTAGTTGCTCATTATCGGTTAACGAAAAACACTTCTGTGAGTAGAATTTGCAGATTCAAAAGCAGTCGAGCCTTGTTTGGGTCGGGTGGGTTCGACTCCCACGGCAACTATTCCCTGTCTAAAACGTAAGCCACATACGATTAGCGAAAACCAAGCCTATGAAGTAGAGAACAGACAAGACTGTGAGATTGTGGATAGTCAGTGACAAGTGGGCGGTGCACATTTGGTTATGGCAAGCGCAAGCCATAAAAGGTTTTACGGTGCGATTCCCATGCATAGCTTTAGTGGAAGAGCGGCATCTGCATAGGATGTGTGTCGGCGGTTCGATTCCGTCTGCATGGGTTACGGAGGACATGAGGATGAATGGATTGAAAGATTATCAACCAAAGACAGAAGCATTACGAAATTTTGGCATAGATGTTTCCAAAGAAGCAGTAGAAAAATACGCTTTGGAAAAATTTGGAAGGATACCGCAAAGTTTTATTGAAAGAGATTTTGCAAGGAACTGTAAAGTGATGGAAGAAAGCAGAAGGATTGTGAAATAAAATGAAAGACACGATATTATACATCAGTGATAGAGAAGAAAGAGTAGTAGATTTCTTAAAATATCTTCAAAAGAAACTGGAAGATAATAAAAAGTGGTGCGATTTAGATTATCAGCACGATATTTTAAAAACTGAAAATTATGATATTGTTGGAAAATCATTTTATGGAAGTCGTTTAGGGTGTGGATATGGGCATTGTTTATATTACTGCATCGATGAAACAATTGATAAAAACAGAATGACGGATAAAGATAATCAACAACTAATGGAAATACTGTTTCATGTTAGAGAAGGAGCAAAAGAAGTATCCGAACAGGAAATATTATATATGCTTGATATGAAAGTAGGTGGATGAAAAAATGAGTATGACGGCAGTAATTGAGAGCATAGAACGTGATGCGTTTCGACAGGTCACACCTAAAAACATCGGTAATATTGAAAATGTAAAAATTGAATGTACAACACTGGGAGAAGACCCGATTGTAGTGGCAGATACAAAGGAAGACGAGGAAGCTTTGAAAAAATGTTTTTATGTAAAACTGTCCGAACATCGTTGTAGCAAATGCAACCGCCTTTTAGGAAAATTCAACGGACAGGCTGAAATCAAATGTCCGAAGTGTGGGAAAATCAATAGAATTGGGGTGAATCGGGGATGAAAATTATAAAACGACACAAATTAGTAGCACCGAACAAAAGATTAACCTGCGATAAATGCGGTTCGATATTTGAGTTCGAGAAAAGAGAATGCGATGCAACTGACATAATGGGTGTAATGCATGATGGTCTTGGCAGTTACAATATCAAGTGCCCTGTATGTGGGAAACGGTCGTATTTTGATTGGAAGTAAACTGAATATTTAGAGCACCAGTCGTAGAGTGCCTACGCAGAGAGCCGAATTTCCAAAATTACGAGGAAAGGAGGCTTTTTTATTTTGGCAAGTCAGAGCCTTATATCGGCAGTAAACAGCTATGACAATTACATACAGCGCAAGGGAATTGATGAACAGGTCATTGATGCGTACATAGAAGCCTGTAGAGTGGCTATAAACGGTGAAAAGGATATAACTTATGGCTTACAGATAACAAACCGTTCTAAAGGCATTGTAGAGCGTTTTTGCATGGAAAGAACCGGAGGAACCATATGGGATTTAGAAAAGTATTCCTTCGCAAACAAGACGCACTATTCTCTGACAGATAAATTGTACGATGTTCTTCTACTGGAAGCGCAAAATAAGGTTGTAGACAGTGCGTACCGCTATTTGGAGAAGAAAAGAGAACCTAGAGAGCGGTTCTATATGCCACGTAGAAAGCAATTTCTTAAAATCGGTCTCATGGATGCCATTCAAGGCATGATTGATGATATATACGACATTCTATGCGTGTCTCTTATTCCTGGTGCTGGAAAAACCACGGTCGAGAAAATGCTGAATGCGTTGGTTGCCGGATGGTTTCCAAGAGATTTCAACCTTTTTTACTCCCACAGTGGAGATATTACACGTATGTACTATGATGGTGTGTACGATATTTGTACAAATTCTGACGAGTACACTTGGAATGAAATTTTTCCAAATCTTTCCGTTACCAGTACTAATGCAAAAATGGAACAGTTTAACATCGGCAAATATAAACCATTTCCATCCGTTCAGTGCACATCCGTAGGAAGTAAAAATGCTGGTAAAGTACGTGCATCAAAGTTTTTGTTTGTAGATGACATGATCGGTGGCATCGAAGAAGCTATGAATCCTATAATTTTGGATAAACTTTGGGACAAGTATGCGGTAGATGCAAGGCAAAGAAAGACACAAGATACTGACGGAAAGAATTGCAAAGAGATCCATATTGCAACCAGGTGGAGCGTAAATGATGTAATCGGTCGGATCCAAAATATGTATGAAGGGAATCCGAGAGTAAAAGTAATTGCAGTGCCGGATATTGACCCCAAAACAGGATTAAGCAATTTTGACTACGAATTTTCCGGATTTACGGTTGCTTTTTTTGAAGATCAACAATTACTCATGGATGAAATCTCTTATAGGTGTCTTTACAAGCAGGAGCCTATTGAACGTGAGGGATTGTTATTCCCAGAAGAAAAAATCAGACGTTATCTTAATCTGCCACATGGAGAACCGGAAATTATTACCGGGCAATGCGATACCAAGGGAAAAGGAACCGACTTTTTTGTTCTTCCGGTATTACAAAAGTACGGAGAAGATTATTACTGCGTTGATTGCGTGTGCGACAATACAGCAGATTATGAAATGCAGTATGAAAATGCGGCAAATGTACTCGTTAATAATAAAGTGCAAGAGTGCGAATTTGAACGTAATGCTGGTGGTGACCGTGTGGCAATGGAAGTAAATAAGCGTGTAGAGAGTAAAGGATGGATATGCAACATCACAGACACACCGACTGAGACAAACAAAGAAGCAAGAATTTTCCAGTGTTCTAACTGGATATTGCAACACGTTATTTTCAAGGATCCGTCTCGTTACAAACCAAATGAACCATACGGAGTAATGATGTCGCTGCTGAAAAGATATTCAGTATCCGGAAAAAAACAGTTAGATGATGTGCCTGATGTATTTTCAAACTTTGCATTGCGAATTACAAACGGAAACAGGGTAGCAAAAGTAGAAGCAATTCAAAACCCATTCTCTTTCGGACGGAGGTATTGATATGACAACCAAAGAATATTTAGGGCAGATAAGCCGCCTTAATCGAATGATAAATAATAAACTTACGGAAATCGCACAACTTAAAGATATGGTGGTAAGCATATCTGCTCCGCAAAGCGGTGAAAGGGTACAGACTACACCGAACTTTGACAAAATCGGAACAAAATATGCCAAAATTGACGAAATGGAACGGAAAATAGATGGCATGGTGGACGAACTTGTCGATAAAAAAGAGAAAATTATACAGCAGATAGACAGCATGGAAGATGAAAACACATACAATATTCTGTTCGCAAGGTACATAGAAAAGAAAACTTTTGAAGTGATCGCAACAGAAATGAAATATTCATGGAGACAGGTTGTCAGACTTCACGGAACTGCATTGAAACAGTTTGAAAAGAAATACGGAGAAGGATATTTGAATGAACAATGTCATTGAATGTCATATATAAAAAATGGTAATGTTAAACTGACGAAAATATTTAAGATGCTTTCTAATCCTCCTAAAAGGCAAACAGCCGGGAATACCGTCTACGTTATGTGGGCGGTATTTTTGTGCGCAGAAAAGAGGTATTTATGATTTTTAACCAAAAAATTAGAGTGTACTGTCCGGGATGCGGACGGTTGGTCGGTGAATGCAGTTCAAAATCACATATCGACAAGACATATAAGTGCCGGAATTGCAATAAGATGGTTTTTTACCATACAGAGACCGGAAAACGTGAGATCAAGAAACTTCCCAAAAGAGACCAGAGCAGCGGAATGACATTTATGTAGGTGGAAATATGAACACTATGAAATTTCAAGACCTTGTAAAGGGTTGTCACGGCAGAAAAATTGCATATACGGATGTGGAGCAGATAACCGAAGACAACATTGTAAAGGTTATTGGAGACTGCATAGGTGTTTTTTATTACAACAAGACAGTTATCAAATATTTGTGGGAGTACTACAAAGGTGACCAGCCAGTACTATACCGGACAAAGCTGTCAAATGAGGATATAACGAACAAAATCGTTGAGAATCATGCTTATGAGTGGGTACAGTTCAAGGTCGGTCAGACTTACGGAGAACCTATTCAGTTTGTTAGCAGAAAAGATGATGAAGCTGTAAATAAGGCAGTAGATGAACTGAATGATTACTTAGCTGATGCAAATAAACATGAGAAAGACATAAAAGCTGGTGAGTGGCAGTCGGCAACCGGAACATCATTCAAAGCTATTCAGATTGTGAATGGAGATGTGCCTATCCGTGTGGTTGCACCTAGTCCTCTGAACACGTTTGTCATTTACAACCGCAGTTCCGAAGAACCGATTTTGGCGGTACAAGAATTAAAAGATGAAAATGGAGAGTGGTACAAACTCTGCTACACGGAATCCTATGAATGTAAGATAAAAAACAGTGCAGTTGTTCCTGATACATGGAAACTTCACGGATTTGGTGGAATACCGATTGTAGAGTTTCCAAACAACCATGAGCGGTTATCTGATATTGAACTTGTTATAGATCTGTTGGATGCAATCAATAATACGCAGTCTAATAGAATGGACGGCATAGAGCAGTTTATACAGGCATGGTACAAATTCGTAAACTGTGAAGTTGATGAAGAACAGTTTAAAAAAATGAAAATGAATCATGCATTGGTTGTAAAGTCCATTAACAAGGATAATAAGTCTGATGTTGATGTAATGTCACAGGAACTTGACCAAACGCAGACACAGGTATCTAAAGACGATTTAACAGACAGCGCACTTTCAATTCTGGGAATACCGAACAAGCAAGGAAACACTGGCGGTGATACGCAGGGTGCGGTTGAACTGAGAAACGGATGGGATTTTTCAAAATCAAGAGCAAGACTTAAAGATCCGGTTGTTAAGACAGCAGAGAAGAGATTGGCCAAGGTTGCGCTGAATGTTATCCGCATTAAGAAAGAGGATCTAAAAATCACTCTTAGAGATTTTGATGTGCAGATCAACCACAGTCCACAAGATAATATGTATACCAAGTCGCAGACATTACTGCAACTTCTGCAGTGTGGTATTCATCCTCTTATTGCAATCAAAACGGTTGGACTTTGGGGAGATTGTGAAAAGACTTTCAACCTTTCAAAACCTTACCTTGATTCTCTGTGGAAAACTGCTGACATTATCAACATGGAAGAGCAGATGGCAAAAGCACAAGAAATTGTAAAACAAATGCAAAATAAGACAGTTGCCTAGAAATAGGTAGCTGTTTTTATTTTATAAAAATGCACCTATGCGTGAAATAGGAGAAATCACAAGTGGAGCAACCCACGTTAATAAGCGTAGTGAACAGGAGATAAGTTATGACAAGAGAACAGGCAAAACAAAATCTTATTGCAATCGGAGTTTCAGAACCTACTGATGAACAGATTAGCAATTATCTGAATCAAGTGAATGGGGAAACGAAGAAAGAAAAAGATAAGGCGGCTGAATACAAGGCTAAAGCTGATAAGGCTGATGAATTGCAGAGTAAGATTGACGAAATGGAAGCAGGAAACCTTACGGAAATTGAGAAAGCAAATAAGGCTTTGGAGACAGCTAACAACCGTATCGCAGAGTTGGAAAAAGCACAGACTTTAGCAACCCAACGTACAAGTGCGGCTGATAAATTCAAAATCACTGCTGAACAGGCAGCGCAGGTTGTTAAAGATGATGGCAGTTTTGATTTTGAGGTTCTCGGAAAAATTATCTCTGATAAAGAAACCGCTGCGGCACAGGCTAAGGAACAGGAGATTGCAAACGGATCTACTAATCCTGGCGGTGGTAATGCTGGTGGTGGAGATGGAACTGAAAGCAAAGGTGCTGAAATGGCAAAAAAATATAATCAGCGCTATGTAATCGAACAGTAAGCAAGGAGGTATAAACGTTATGGCTTACATGAAAACCACTACTTACACTTCTGGTGTAAACATTTTAGCAAGTGAAGTCGGACTTGTGTTAAAAACCTTTGAGGGAACACAGGCAATGGCAACACAGGTAGATGATAAGAAGATTATCAAGGCAGGAACTGTGGTTCCCACAAATGACGCTTCTGCAAAGGGAATTGTCTTTGAAGATGTTGATATTACAGATGACGAAAAGAAGCCTATTTCTGTAATTATTGCGGGCCGTGTTATTAAGGCAAATTTGCCTGTTGCAGTAGATACCAATGCCGAAACCGCACTTAAAGCAAGCGGCATTTACTTTGATTAAATTACGGAGGTAAGAACAGTATGCCTAGTGTATTAACAATGATTACAGACAAGGATAGATTGGATTTTTCCCAAAACTATTCTATCGCAAGAAATTATGTAGGTGACCGTCTTTTTCCTGATATCAAGACCGAGAACCTTGAAGCAGAGTACGAAAGACTTTCCGAGGGAATGGATCTTCCTACCGCAGCAATGGTACACGCATTTGATACCGAGGCTGCTATTGGTGTAAGACCTGGATTCGAAAAAGTAAGCGTAGAAAAGCTGCTGATTAAGGAAAAAATCAACCAGTCTGAAAGATTACGCCAGTTGCTGAATCATGGCGTAAGAGAAAGCAACCTGATTGACTATGTATATGACGATATGGGTCGGCTGTCTGATTCCGTAAAGACAAGAACTGAAATTGCAAAAATGGAAGTTATGTCTACTGGTAAGATGACCATTAACGAAAATGGTCTCAATTTTGCTATTGACTTCAAAGTAAATAAGTTCAAGGCACTGAAAGGCTGGGAAGATCCTACCCATGATATCCTTGGAGATATTGCAGACATGGTTCAGATGGCTCTTGACAAAGGATATGTTGTCAATACTGCACTGACTTCTACCAAAATGCGCTCTTATATGCTTAAGAATGAAGGAATCATGAAAGCTATTAAGGGAGTTAATTTCGTTGGAATGGCAATTACTCCGGAAGAAGTGTCAAATCTGTTACTTAGCCTGTATGGTCTGAACATGGTAATTGATGATGATATGTACGGAATTGCCAACAAGGAAAATACAACGAGAACTCCCAAGAGATTTTTACCGGATAATATATTTACTCTTTATGTATCTACTGGAAACGGAAAGATTGGTACTGGACTTTGGGGCGTAACTCCGGAAGAAGAAAAAGCAAGTGCATTTACAAGCCTGTCCAAAAAGCAATTCATTACTATTTCCCAGTGGGCAACTCCTGATCCGGTTGCTGAGTGGACTAAGGCTAGTGGCGTGTTTATTCCTGTAATTCCTAACCCTTATGGAATCGTAATCGGTACTTTAACCGAAGGAGAAAGCGGTTTGGATACATTGGTAGTGAACAGCACTGCAAGCCAAACAACTAATGGATACACGAAAGTAAGCGTTTCCCCTGCAAAAAGCGGCGACAATTCTTACAAATACAAGGTAGCAGAGGATTGTAAATTACCTTCTTATCTTGGAAATGTAAAGACGTATGCTACTTGGGATGGCACTTCTGAAATTGAAGCAACAACCGGCAAGGAAATTATGATTATCGAGTGTGATCCTAATTACAGAGCAGTAAAGGCAGGTATTACTACAGTAACTGCAAAGGATGAATAAGAGGTAACACATGGCAGAATATACGACTTTGGAGCAAGTAAAAATCCGTCTGAAACAATTTCATATTGATTCTGAAAGCTCCGAGGTCGTGTTTGATGACCTTGAAGATAACCCTCTGATTGAGCAACTTATCAGTCAAGCGAAAGCTGACATTGTGGCAAAGAGAATGTACCCGGACAGCTACACGGAACAAAAGATTGCAGAGGACTTGAATCGGTTTGAGAGCGTGATTGTGAACGTGGTTGTGTATGACCATTCACAGGCTGGAGAAAATTTCATGTCAAATTACTCTGAAAACGGTGTGTCGAGAACATGGAGAGACCGTGACAGTCTGTTTGTAGGTGTATTCCCATTTGCCAAAGTGCTGTAAAAGAAGATTGTGCGTGACCATTTTGCTGATGTCGGCAATATGGTTGCAGGCGGCACACTTTAAGGGTGGTGGGCGGTGTGCCAACAATAAGTAACAGGAGATATGAAATGAAAGATTTTTTATTACAGACATACACTATTGTATTGCCTATTTTATTAGGATATATTGTCTGGCTCCTTAAACAACAAAAGAAGGACAGAGATGCAAACAGTAAGGGAACAATGCTTCTTTTGCGTGTTCAACTTATTGAGTATCACGATAAGTACATGAAGTTGGGAGAAATTCCCAGTTATGCGTATGAGAATTTTGTGGAGATGTACAATGCGTATCATGCGTTAGGTGGAAATGGAATGGCTACCAAAATGTACGAGGAAATCAAAGAAATCAGATTGAAGAATGGAGGTAAAGAATAATGGATTTTTCACAAGTAGGAACTTGCGTTGCAATCGTTGTTATCTGCTATCTTGCTGGTATTGGAGCAAAGCTTATTCCGGTTATTAAGGATAATTACATTCCGGTTGTTGTCGGCATTGTCGGTGGCATTCTCGGAGTGGTAGGAATGTATGTGATTCCCGACTTTCCGGCAAATGATGTTCTGAATGCTATTGCGGTCGGCATTGTTTCCGGTTTGGCAAGCACCGGGGTAAATCAGATTTACAAACAGGTGAAGAAAGATGCTTGAAGCAAATAAGCAAAAAATGAAGTATTCCAAACAGGGTGAGAAAGTCACAATCTACGACCGTGACGAAAATGGAAACATCAAGTACATTGAGGTTGACAGTGAAAAGATTCCGGTAGTTTTGAGAGAAGCTATCGGATTTTCTGACCCTGTTCCTTTTTCTGCCAATATCAGCAACAAGTTGTCAGAAGTACTGGTAAAGGAATTTGGTATTGATGATTCCAGTTCCTATTGTCAGATTGTGACAGATAAGGGATATTTGCCGATTAAGGCAGGAGACATTGTTTGGAAAAAATCTGATGTGGGTCAAGATAGTGATGGACTGGTTGACGATAAGACAGCGGACTATGTTGTAAAAGGTGTAGCTGATGAAGGACTTACCGTTGACCTGTTTTTGCTTCAAAAAACGGTAAAGTGATATGGGGAAGACGATTGAACTAAATTTATTCAGTGACAATTCTATACAGAACGCTATAAAGGCTCTTAGAGACTACGAAAACAGCTTGACATATAAATGTAGGCTACTGGCTGAAAAGTTGGCAGAAAAGGGCGTAGAAGTGGCTAGAATAGAGGTCACAAGTTTAGATGCTATCTTCACTGGTGACTTAATGCGAAGCATTCATACAGAGCATATAGGAAACATAAAAGGCGGTGGAATCTGGGCGGTCGTTGCTGATGATAAATCCGCTGTTTTTGTGGAATTTGGTACACTTGGTAGCATTGGTGGCAAAAAAGAATATCCGTATCCGTTGCCGGACGGTGTTCAGTGGAAATACGGAAGTGGTTCAAACATTATTCAGTTGTCAAACGGTCAATATGGTTGGTTTTATAAAGGTGATGACGGAAAAGTGTACTGGTGTGAGGGCATGGATAGCAGACCATTTATGTACTTGACAGGTATCGAACTTGAAAAAGATGTAGTGAAAGTGGCAATGGAGGTGTTCGGTAATGGCGGTTAATGAATATCAATGGGTATCAGATTTCAAAGTCAAGATTGCATCATACTTGAAAATGAAAATACCGCAGAGCCATCCTAAAGCGTATGTAACGGACAAAAGCAAGGATTTGTCAGAACCCACATTCCCCACAGTTTACTTTCATGCTATGCCGTTCACAGAGACAGGAGAAGACCTTGAAGGACGGTCTATCAATGGAATCACAGCATCGTACCAGGTTGATGTGATAACAAATAAGAGTCAGGAAGAAGCTGAAGCTATCATGGCTACGGTTGCCGGACTTTTCAAACGTTTGCGATTTCAGATAACTTCCATGCCGGAGTTTAGCAATACTTCACAGAACACATACAGAAGCACAGCACGGTTCAGAAGAAACGTAGATGCTGATGATATATTGTAACTATTGACAGAGCCTACTGGCTCTATTTTTTTATGAAAATTTGGAGGTAAATATGGCTACTGGTTTAAAATCAAGAATTGCCTATAAAGAGCCTAGTTCTAGTGCCGCAACTGGTGAGTACTGGGCAGGAACTTACAAACTGCTCATGAGAGCAAAAAGTATTCCTTCACCGTTCGGAAGTCAGAACATGGTTGATACTTCTACACTGGAAGATTTGGTCGAAACACAGGAAATGGGTCGTAGAGCAGCTAACAGTATGGAAGTGCAAGGGGCATTTGAGAAAAAGTACAAGGATGAAATGGTGACAAACGAGGGAAAGAAACTCGATTTTATCATCCTGTATGGAACTGACGGAAAAGGTTCAGAGGGTATTTGTGCATTCATCGGTCAGGAAAGTTTTGCACCGGACGAAGCAACAGACGATCATCTGACTGGAACTGCTACGATTGCACAGGCTACTGTGCCAAAGTGGATTGAAGATAATTACACTGTTGCAGTAACAGAGGATGAAAACGGTTATCCCACAGCAATTACACTGACAAAAAAATAGAAAGTCAGTCAGAAACAAATAGTACTGCCGTGGCTGACTTTGACGAAACGGTAGACGAACCATTGATTTAAGCAAAAGAGAGCCGCCTTCGGGCGGCTCCTTTCCAACAAAAGGTTGGGGAAAGGATATGTTTTTATGAAGAAGATTTTAGTTAATGATGTTGAATATACTTTAGAGTTTGGATTCGGTGCTGTGGAGTGCAAGGATTTGATTCAAAAGATGTTTCTTATGCTTTCCGGTGGCTATGTAGCTAAAAAAGCAAAAAATGTACAGAATCCCACACCAGAAGAAATTGTAGATGGTAGCGGATATATGCTTGCAGAATTTCCTCATGTATGCAAAACGGCTTTTTATGCAGGACTTCTTGAAAACCATAAAGATATTACACCGGATGAATCCAATGCTTTAATGAAAGAATACATGAAAGCAAACGGTCTGTCTTTTGTGAAGTTGTATGGAGAACTGACAGACTGTATGAAAGAAGACGGTTTTTTCGAACTGTCGGGTCTGACGGAAATGATGACGCAGACCAAGGAAGAGATGGAGAAAGAGTACAGCAAGGTAACGAAGATGCCACAGGACCACAAGAAGAAATCGACTGGCACAAAATAATATGGGAAGAATATTTTCCATTTGCTTTTTCCATGGGAATTTCGATAGAAGAGTTCAAACATCTGAATCCTAAGAAATTAGAGTGGTGCTACAAAGGATATAAACTCAAAAAAGAGGAAGAAGATAGGAATTCATGGCAACGGTGGGGAGATTACGGAATATCTGCATTAATCGTTGCAATAGACTATTGCTTACATGGAGAAAAAGCAAGAGCTACTTATATTGAAAAGCCTATTTCAGAAAAGATAGCACATGATAATGAGCCTAAATATAAGGAATCCAACGAAGAAATTGCAATATGGGAAATGAAACAAAGAATTAAAGCATTAAGAGAGCAAGGATTACCGGAAAGTCCGGATTAAGGAGAAACAAACATGAGTTTAAAAGGAATTGATGTGTCCGCATACCAGGGGACGATTAACTGGTGGGCGGTAAAACAGAACGGAATTGATTTCGCTATTCTGAAAGTCATCCGTAAGGATTTGAACCCGGACAAGAAGTTTGAAGAGAACTGGAAAGGTTGCCAAGAACACAACGTTCATGTGCACGGAGTATATGAATACGGATATATTACAACGGTTGCAAAATCACGATCTGATGCAAGAAGAGTGCTTACTATTCTTAATGGCAGAAAAGTGACAGTATATCTTGATGTTGAAGATGCCGTTATGAAAGGTCTTGGCAAAAATATTATTTCCATTATCAATGCTTACGGCAAGGTTATCACAGACGCAGGATTGCCATTTGGTGTATACACTGGGGAAAGTTTTTACAAGACATACATTAAGCCTTATGGAGGTGTAAACTATCCCATGTGGATTGCACGGTACGGCAAGAATAACGGAAAGTGTGATGTGAAATATCAACCGCAAGTACCGAACATGGTAGGCTGGCAGTATACTTCTAAAGGTCGTGTAGGCGGCATTGTAGGAAACGTGGACATGAATGTATGGTACAAGGAATTAGAAGCCGTACAGGGCAATACGAAAGCGTACAGCAACCCTTACGCAGAACCGACAAGACTGTTGAAGAAAACAGTTCCTTGCATGAGAGGTGATGATGTGCGGTGGTTGCAATTTTCACTTATTCATCATGGTTGCTTATCTGCGGTGAATGCAAAGGGAAAGAGCAACATTGACGGAATTTTAGGTAAAGACACAGCAACGGCAATCGGAGTATTCCAAAAGAAAGTCGGAATCAAGGTTGATTACAAGTGCGGTGCGGTTACGAGAGAATATCTTAAGAAATAATTTTAGGAACGGTAGGTGTCAAAGCTTACCGCTCTTTTCTTGGAAGTGGTTGACACTTCCTTTTTTTTATTGCGGTAAAGGCGGTGCGGTATGGCAGATATTGATATTGATAATCTTCAAATAAAAATAAGTGCGGATGCGAACAAAGCCAGTAGTGCACTGAATAAACTTGCAAATAGCCTTGAAAGTTTCCGGAAGAGTGTTGTGTGGGATACTGGTAAACTGTACAGTATCGGTACTGGAATCAAAAACATATCGGATGCCGCTACTGGTTTTAAAGGTGCAAAGTCTAAAGAACTATCATCTTTGGCTACGGCACTGAACAAATTTAACAAAGTTGATACTGTGTCACTACGTGGTGTTGGCTCTGCTATGGAAAATTT